TGTCCCGGACGGCCAGCACCTCTCGCGAGATGGACACCGTCTCGATCAAGCCCTTCGCCGGAAGAGGCCTGTCCCGCCAGATGCTTGCGCCGTCGGGACCGAGGATCCGACGCATGCCGTCGGCGTCCTCCTCGACGCGATACTCCGGGACCATCACGATGGCGTCCCGTCGTGCTGGGTCGCACTAGGCGCGGTGACTCCGAACCGGACCAACTCTGACATCGGCACGATCACGTACTCGCCATCCGGGTGCTCATCAAAGAACCTGTCGGGAACCCGCGCCTCGATCCAAAACCCGTCGAAGCGCCAGTCGGCGTGCGGGCCGTAGCGGCACAGCGCGAGAGTCTGGTTCCTGCTCACGTCAACGGGCCCTTCATCCGAGGTCCAGCGGGGGATCGAGGTCGTCCTCCAACTGAAGCGGCGTGTAGCCGTAGCGGATTCGCTGCTGGACCAGGTCGTGGCTGATGGCCGCTGCCGCCGCCAGCGGCCACGTGCCATCGTCGACAGCCTGGCGGCTGACCCGCACGCTGGAGCCTTGAACTCGGCCGCCCTTCCAGCCGTCGTCCTGCCGGTACGGGATGCCGGCCTTGCAGTCCCACTGCACGATCCAGCCCTCGTCGCGGCGCTTGCCGCGCGTGCGCCCGCGGCTCATGCGCTGGAGCTGGAGCACGACGTCGTGGTTGTCCTCGTCGCTGTAGGGCATCCGCACCACCACGGACACCGGCTCGCCGACATCCTCGTAGGAATAGCGCAGCGGCCCCCACAGGACGTCGCGCAAGTCGTAGGGGAACGACCCGGCCCACCACTTCGGCTGGTCGCTGGACCAGCTGTCGCGGGGTTCCCACAGCGACCAGTGCACCTTGCCGTCGTGCGCGGAGAACCCGATCTCCCGCGACTCGTACGACGCGGGGTTCAGGCGCCGCTGCACCCACGTGCCGTGCCGCTCGGTGTGCAGGCCCAGGAAGCCGACATGCGGCGCGCTGACGTGCGCGGCCAGCACGTGCTCGCTGCCCTTGTTGCCGATCTTCACCTTGATGGCAAGGCTGTGCTGGCCGCCGAGGACGAGCTGCCCGCCGAGCGAGCCGGTCGGCCGGGCGGGCCACGGGCCCGGTGTGCAGTAGGACGGAACCGTCGGGTTGCCAGCCTCGGAAGTCCACACCGCCCGCGGCCCGGCTGGCGGCCCGACGAACACCCCGGTGTACCGCTCACCGAGTGTCCAGGTGGCCGGGTCGAGGCTGCCCTGCGGTTCAGGCCGCACGCCGCACCGGTCGCAGCACACCCAGCGTGACCCGAGTTCGCCCTTCCTGTGGCCCTTCGTGCCGTCCACGACCGGTCGGTGCCCGAATAGCCGACACCACAGCGTCAACCGCGGCACCCGCTCCAACCAGAACCCCCGGTTAAGCAACCGGCCGCGCTCGCCGCCGTCGCGCTTGAGGTAGTCGACGGAGTGGAAGTGCATGCGGCCCTCAACCTTGGCGGTCATCGGTTCGCGACCTTGGGCTCAGCCGCGGTGTAGCGGGGTAGCTCCTCGTCCTCGCCCGCCTCGTCGGTGGTGAGCCAGTAGGTGCGCCCGCCGTCGGTGGACATCGCTCGGGGGTCCCGCTTGCTCTGCCACAACGGGATGCCGCTGATATCGCTGCGGTCCTCCCACTCGGCCGGGTCCCGGGTGAGCGGCGTCAGCGGTCGCCACCGCAGCAGGTCGTGCACGTACTCGATCGCCGTTTCGGCCGAACCTCCCGAGTGGCCGAACAAGCAGAAGCCGCGGACCGCCGCGACGACCGACTCCACGAACTCCGGCGGGCCCTCGCCGAGCAGCGCCAGCTCACGCCGTGCGTGCTGCACCAGCGGGTACTCATCTGGGTTGCCCGGGTCGTCCAGGGTGCGCCGTCCGGTCGCGGCCTCGCCCAGACTGGTGGTCTGCACGGCCAACCGGTCCAGCTCGTCCGCCATGGCCAGCAGGTTCTGGGCACCCGGCCCGCGCTGCGCGGCCTGCCTCAGCTGGTTCGCGGACTCGGCCAGGGTCGCGGCGACCAGGACGTAACCCATCTCAGCTGCGGTGACCTGCTGGTTGTGGAGCGCGCGGGTGACCACCTCCGCGCGAGCCTGGATCACCGTGAGCGCGTCGGTCGCGTGCGGGTCGACTGGGAGATCGGCGATCCGGCGCTGTGGTCCACGCTCCGCCCAACGGGGGGCCATCGTCACGTCCCTGAGCATGGCGACCTTGGTCGAGTCGAACTCGAGGGGTTGAGGTTCGGCGAGGTGGTCCTTGAGCCACACGTGGTAGTCGTCGCGCCACCGGGCGGCGGCCTCCCGCCACTCTGCGGTCTGGTGACTGCGCTCCACACCGCTGGCACCCAGGCCGTTGCCCTCATCGACGTTGGCGATGATCGTCCAGGCGTTTTCGAGGAGGTCTGGCCACGTACGGGCGTCGTTGGCCTTGGGCGGTGCGTCGCGGTGCTCGGGCGTGGTCATCGCTTGGTCACCGCCGCCTTCACGATCGCCGCGAGGAGCAGCGCCAGGATGACGACGCACGTGCCCCACCACGGGGCGAGCACGAGCCACCAGGGCCAGTCGATGGCTCCGGAACCGCGGAGCACGGCGAGGGCAATGGTGACGAGGGCGGCGACCAGCGCGAAGGCGCGCAGGTCGATGGGACGGCGGGTCCTTTGCATGGTGGTGGTCCTCAGGTGTGAGCGTGCGGAAGGACATGGGGCTGAGCGCCGGGAACCCACAGGGGCGTCCACGGGGAGACGGGGTTGAGGGCGTCGTCCATGGGCGGGTTGCGCTCAAGCTCCGCGATGGTGCTGCCGAAGCTGCCGCGGGCGATGCGTTCGAGCCGCACGATCGCTGCGGCCTGCGACGAGGCGGTCAGGCGTTCGGGCGCACCGAACCCGATGCGCGGGCGGATAACCGTCCACTCGCCGGGTCCGGTTCTGCGGATGACCGCAGGATCACGCCCGACCTTCGTCGCCACGTCAGTCGATACCGCGGATCTGCGCAGCGAGCCGTTCGGCCGTGCTGTTGTAGACCGGTTCAGCCTCCCGCTTCCCTGCGGGGGAGACCTTGGGCGGCCGGGCGCGGCCGGGCTTGGACGTCGTCGCCGTCTCGGTGTTCGTGGGCGCGGTGAACAGCTCGGGGAAGTCCTCGACGAGCTGGTCGATCTGCTCCTGGAGGCCGATGACGTCGCCGTCGTCGTCCACGTCGATGTCGTCGAGGTCCAGCCGCTTGATGATCTTCTTGACGCGCTCCTCGGTCGGCTTCTGGAAGTTCGCTTCCAGGAGCGCGGCCTTCGCGGCGGCCTTCACCGCGACGGGCTTGTACCGGGCTGCCGCCGTCTCCTCGGCCTTGCGGAGGCGCTCGGCCTCGTCTTCGTCGCCGCTGGCCTCCGCCTGCCTGCGCTCCTTGCGCATCTCCGCGATCTGGCCCTCGCGCCGCTTGCGCAGGCCTCGTTCGTCGGCCAGGGCCTTCTCCAGGCGCGCCCAGTCCTCCGGGGTACGGGCCTTCGCATCGCTGGTCGGCTTGGCCTTGGGCTCCTTCGTGGCTGGCTTCGTCTCCGGCTCGTCGTCGTCCGACTCGGTGTCGGGCTCGTCGTCCTCGTCGGGCTCGTCGTCGAGGAAGTCCCGGTGCCCGCCACCACCGCCACCGCCGGGGTTCTCCAGGTCGATCTCGGGGCCGTCGTCATCGTCGTCGAGCGCACCGCCGGCCACGGGCCACACCGGCTGGCCGTCGAGGACCGTGAGCGCGGTGCCCCACTGCGGGTGCACGGGCAGCGGGTAGATGGTGCTGTCGAGCAGCGTCGTCATGGTGGTCCTCATTTCGCGGTGGTGCTGGTACGTCGGGGCACGGACTGGAACGCCTGCGCGCGGATCGCGCGGCGTGCGCGGTCCTGGACGGTCTTGGGGGCGGTGGTGCCGTTGTCGAGCAGCCACGCGGCGGCGGCCAGGCGGCGGCGTTCGCTGTCGCCGGCGCGGCGCCAGCCGAGCAGGATCGCCTTCTCGGCCTCGGTGCGCAGCAGCGCGGGCAGGTCGCTGGCCAGGCGGCTTCCGAACCACAGTCGGGTGCGGCACCGGCAGTTCGGGTGACGAGGAGGGCAGCGCAGCGGCGGGGCCGGCCACACCGGGGTGGGGTCCGCGCCGAAGGCTCGCGGCAGGTCGAACACGCCGTCGACGGACGCCTGCCCGGACAGCGCGAGGCAGTCGGGGCAGGCGTCCCGCTCGGCGATCCACAGCCGCTCCACGCCGAGCCGCTCGGCCATCGCCGCGATGCCCGCGTTCGCGGCCTCGTGGATCGCCCACGCTGTCGTGGTCTCCGCGGTGGTGACCGCCTGCTGTGCGGGGGCGAGCACCTCGCGCACCACGTGCATGAACGTGTCGCCGCTCGCGCGGGACGCGGCGTCGGCCGCGGCACGGAGCTTGCCGCGGGCGGTGGCGTCGACCTTGTCCAGCACGTCGGCGATCTCGGAGGGCAGCGTGTCCGGCAGCACCGAGGCCAGCACGGCGTCCAGCTCGAAGGTCCAAGCCTCACCGGGGTGACGCGCGCGGACGGTGGTGAGGGCTTCGGCCATCCACTGCACCACCGGGTCCGCACCCGGCGTGCGCGCCTCCTCGACCCACCGGTCCCGCACCTCGTCGAGCACGCCATCAGCCAAGGCCTCGGTGAGGGCCTGGCGGGCACCCATCGCGCGGGCGTCGCGGACCCATCGGCGCAGTGGGCCGCCGATGCCGACGCGGATCGCGCGGATCCGTGCCTCCAACTCGGACATGTACCCGTTCCACGACCGGTCGTCGGCCGCCGGCTGGTCGATGCTGCGGTGCCGCAGCACCCACAGGCGGGCGGCCCAACCCCACAGCTCGAACACGGCCGCAGTCACCCCGGCGGCGGCGGCCGTGCCCGCCGCGACTTCCAGGGCATACAGCTCGGCGGCGTTGTCGATGACCAGCTCGGGCACCTGCGGCGGGAACTGCGGCGCGGGGGTGGTCACTCGTCACCGTCCTGCTTGGGACTGCTCACCGCGGCGACCAGGTCTGCGCGGACGGCGTCGACCAGTTCGGTGATCTGTTCGGCCGACAGGGCCTGCAGGGTGGCTGCGGCGCCGAGTGCCTGGAGGATCTCGGCGAGGGTCTTGAGCAGCGTCAGGCGGCGCTCCAGGTTGGCTTCCCCCTCGGGAAACATCGCCTTGACCTGCTCGCCGGTGTAACCGGCCTCCATGAACGCCTGGTGCACCGGCATCCCGGCTTCGATCTTGGCCTGGACTATCTTCCAGCCCTCGATGCCGCTGACGCGCTCGGGCGGTTGGAACGTCACCACCACTGGGATGTCCGGGCCGAAGCCGGCCATTGCGAGGTTGGCCTGCCACATCGCCTGCACGGTGGCCCGGAACGACGCGATCAGGTCCTCGATCTTCTTGTTGAACGGCACGTCCGCCATGTCCTGGGACACCCCGGACGGAAGGCGAGCGGTGGCGTAGTCGAACAGCCGGAGCGGTGTCTCGGACGCCTGGGCCCCGTAGCGCATGTAGCGCTCGACCGGGCCCAGGAACACCTCCGGGTCCGCCTCTTCGAACGTGCCGACTTCCCTCACACCCGTCATGAACCACAGCGCGTCCGGGGCGCCCTCCAGTTGGCTGTTCGCGGACAGCCCGCCGCCGGGCTTGGACCTGCCTGTGTTGTCGTCGAAGATGGCGAACTCGTCCTCGTCAACGTCCGCCGCCTCGGACGTGTCGTCGCCGGTCATCAGGGCGTAGCGCTGCCGCGCTGCTTGGTAGTCGACGATCGACATGTGCGACACGATCAGCTTCCGGATCGCGTCCTGGGCGCCGTAGAAGGGCTTGTGCAGTGGGGTGCCGTAGGGGCGCTCGGTGCGGAGGTGCCAGCCCGGCAACTGCCCGTAGGGGTTCGGGTAAGGCCACTCGTCGTCAGGCTCGTCGCGGAACCGGACGAGGTCTTCCATCGAGCGGGCGAAGGCCGCGGCTTTCTTGGTCTGGTACTTCTCGGTGCGTCGCCGGTAGTAGAGGTCCACCCGGATGCGGTCGCCGGCGTCCCAGCGCCGGATGTAGAACCGCACCCGCCGCGGGTTCTCCTCGTCGTACACCGCCGCCATTCCCAGAGGGAGGTTCGTGTGGATCGCCATGTCGGGCCGCTCGACCTGCTTCTGATTCACGTCGTTCTCATCGCGTGAATCGGGAACGGTGTCCACGTTGATGGCCGCGAGGTCTTCCTCGTCGTCCTCCGGGTCGGTCTCGTCCTCGACGGGCCAGCTCATCAGGTAGGCATCGCCGTACTCGCAGGCCCTCAAGAAGGCGTCCGGCATGTAGAGGTCAAGCTCGTTGAGCCTCCACTGGCGGGCGATCCATGCCGTGGCGTCGGCGTTGTCCGGGCACGTGACGCTGGCGATCTTGATGCGCTGGGCGGCGGCCTTGACCGGCACCGCCGCGAAGTTGATTTTGAAGGCGGTGCCGGTGCGCTCCAGCGCCCGTCGCAGCCGGGGTGAGGCGAAAAATTCGGGCGCGGTGTCCTCGAAGTACTGCCTGGCCTGCACGTAGTCGGGGCGTCGCTTGTCCAGCAGGGCCAGACCGATGGTCAAGTCCGGGTTGGTCGCCGGCGCTTCGCCGGCCTGGGGTGCGAGCAGTCGCTCTGCCGTGCTCATGCTCGGTGCGCTCACGCCGCTACCTCCCCTGGAGATTGTGCGATCAGAGTAACCCGCTGGCGAAACATCTTCGGTGATCAGGATCAGTCCCAGGATGATCTGTTGTCAGTCGTCGTCGGCGGCGCCTGGGCGCACGATGTTGATGCCCACGTGTTTCTTGGGTGAGAGGAACACATCGCTGCCGGTGCCGACGGCGTCGACGAGGTCGTCGTTCGCACCCCGAGGGAAGGCGACCATCTGCTCCTCCACCTGAGGCAGGCGCTTGGCGTAGGTGACTCGGGGCAAGCGGTCGATCGGGTGCGGCTCGCGCCCGGCAAGCCGCTTGGGAGCGCGCTGGTGGCGGTCCAGCAGGCGGGCAGCCCGAACCTCCTTGGGCTCGTCCTGATTGATGGTGTGGACCTTGACCGGCATGTCATGGAACACCACGAACCAGGTATCGCCACCGTTGTTGTCCTCCACGACCATGCCCCGCACGCGTGGGTACTGGGCGATCACGCGCAGCGCGAAGTCCCGCATCGGCTTGCCTGGGGCGACCTTGACCATCCAGGCGTCCAGCACGACGCAGCGCCGGTGGTAGGCGCTGTAGCCGATCACGGCGAACGCGGTGTAGTCGGACTTCTTCTTCGCCTTGGTGGCGGGGTCGACCGAGAGCAGCATGTGCGTCAGCGACGGCACCAGCTCGTCGGTGATGGTGAAGTCGTCGCCGGTCCAGTAGTCGCCCTCGCGGGCGAGCGGGTCGTTGAGGTAGTTGAGCCGATAGCCGCGGGTGTGCTCGATCGACTCCAACCAAGCCAGCGGCCACTTCTCAGGCCACAGGGAGCGGCGGGTCCCGGTGTGCTCGTCGGTGAGGATGGCCGGGTAGTAGTGCACCCGGAACCGCTCCTCGACGACCCACCGCGCGGGTTCTTCGCCGGGCAGGGTCACGGTCTTGACCAGGTCGTGCACGATCGAGCCGGGCATGGTGGTCGTGCCCGAGATCACCACCCGGGCGCGGATGTTCAGCGGCAGGATCGCGTTCTGCAACGTCGCCAGCCGCTGCTCCTTCTGGTAGCCGGAGTAGTTGGACTCGTCCGGCTCGATGTCGTCGAGGATCAGCAGGTCAGGTCGTCGCCGCCCGATCTTGAGGCCCAGCGACTTCGCATCCACCCCCTTGGCGGCGAACACGAACCCCGAGGCGGCGAGGTACATCTCCTTGGTGTCGGATTCGGTGGTACCCGACGGGCGACGGCCAGGGCGGCACAGGTCCGGGAAGTCGGCGCGCAGCAGCGGGTTGGTGTCCAGCTCCCGCTTGAAGCTGAGCAGGTGCTTCTCTGCCTGGCCGCCCGCGTCCGCGAACGCCGCCACGAACTTGCGGTGCCCGTGACTGGCCGCCCAGAGCGGCAGGATCAGAAACAGCCAAGTACTCTTCCCCGCCTCACGGGGCAGGACCCAGGCGTCTCGGTCCGCGCGCGGCTCCGTGGTCGGCAGCGCCCACCGCTTCGCCTCCTCGGCGATCTGGACGTGGAACTCCGACAAGGTGATCGGATCGTCGTCGCCCGGGCCGCGCAGGTGGTGGCTGAGGTAGAGCAGGGCGAACAGCAGCGGCGAGTACCGGGTCAGCGCACGCCGACACTCGCCGATCTCCAGCATTTCCGGGTCGATGTCCTGGGCCAGCAGCCATTCGTCCAGGTCAAACCCGACGTGCCGTTCGACGGGTGGTGCACTCACGCACCACCCCCGCTCGTCATGACCCGTCCCAGGGATACCCGGCGCTGTAAGGCGGGCAGGTCTCCGGCGAAGTCACCACGGTGACCGTCGGGGTCGGTCGCGGCGTGTAGGTGGTGCTGGAAACGACCGTCGGCGCCATCTGCGGGTAGGCGCACGAGTCCACGTGGCCCGCTGGGATC